ACCCTCAAACTTCTTGACTAAATCTATACCCTCTTGTGATATGTGCATATTATTCTCCCCAAGTTCCGTCATCTCTGACTTTTGCTTTTTTAGTACCGCCCCAGTATTCAACTGCGTGACCTTCTTTAATAAGCATTTGGCAAATATCTTGCCCATCTTCTGTATAAGGGATTGCAAGTATTCTGCCATATTTACCTTTGCCTAATGATTGTATTTTAAATGAGCCTACGCATACTTCTTTTAGTCTTGCTGATGCCTTTTTACCAAGTGCCTTTTCGGCTAAGTTGCGGGTTCTTGACTCGGGTGTGTCTATACCTGCCAACCTGCAGCGTTGCTTGTGAAGAAAGACACTGAAACCCAAGTCAAGAGTAACATCAATAGTGTCTCCATCTACGACCCTTTCAAGAATAGCGTTATATACGAATGGTGTTACTGTTGCCATAAATTAAATAGGTGCTTCTGCACCTTTAGTTATTACTGTTTAGCTTTACCAATGTTCAATGCCATTAGTTCTAAAAATTTATAGAACTTACCGATCATTGCATCGTCTTTTGGAGTCGGAGTTAATGCACAGATAATAGATGCTAAACATACTACGCCTGTGATAATTCCTATCCATTCTCCTATCATTCCCATATTATTCTCCTATATGAAAATTTAAGGCTATCAGATTTATTCTTCATTTGAAAGGTTTTCAGTTGTTACTTTGCGGTAGTAAACAACCACATCTTTAAGCTCTGTGATGTATCTTTTGATTTCCTGCATGTTGTAAGCCATGACTTCATAATCAGGAATGGTCATAGCTAGGAACACTAACTCACCCTCTTGTTGCTCTATTCTTGCCAATTGATCTTCCCAGTTGTCAGGTGTAACGGTCATCCACTGCAATTCCTTTAGGTCAATTGCTCTAGGCATGATAGGTTGAACTATCTTGCGTTCCATAGGTTTTGCGGTTACTTGTATTTCTCTAGTCGGAAGTAGACTGCAACTGCAAGCCATTATCAAGATCATCAACATCACTGCTGATTTGCTCAATGTTTTCCATGATATGCTTTGTACCATTATTTATTTTCCTCTCCATTTTTACTGGGTCTGCCAGTATTTCAGATGCTAACTCATAGTTCTGTATAAACTGTGTGTATCTGTTTAATTCTTGTTGTGCAGCTTGGCTCTTGACCGTAAGGTCTTGTAGCTGTTGTGTTTGCAATTCAAAGTCTGCTTGTATTGTAGCAATCGTTTCTTCTTGTGTAGCAACTGCGCCCTCTAATGCCACATTGTTTGCTGTTAGTATTTTATTTTGACTGTAGAAATAATAGCTTGCTAAACCAAGCATTAAGATAATTCCTATTAGTATCTGTTGCACTACATATCCTCAATAATTTCTAGTTAATTTTATATTTCCCTTATAGTTTCTTTGGTAATAGATGCACCCTGTAGAAAAACCAAATGGAAAACCGTGTTGATTGCCACCGCCCATGTGTATGATTTCTTTTATGCCACCATACTCACATATTTTTATATCTAGCTTTTTGCCTTTAAAAACTTTTGTCAATGGGCAAAAGAAAACTACATTGTCAGCAATATCAAAAGATTTAAGTAAAAAGGCATCAAAAATACTAAATGGTGGATTTGTAATTATCCAATCTACTTTTTTTGTATAATTCAAAAAATCCTTATTTTCTAATATTTCGCACCAATCTGTGTCTCCATAATTTTTTAAAATATTACAAAAAGCACCATCGCCTTTACATGGGTCAAGCAATTTTCCGCTTGGTGCAAAATAATCAACAATCCACTTTGCGGTGTTTGGATTTGTCATTATCACATCATTAGGAGTTTTCTTTCTTTCCTTTGGAGTGCTTACTCTACCAACATATGACTGCATTAAATATCCTCAATAATGTAATTTAATCCGCCTGCACTTCTATATTCAATAGTCTTGTTATCAAGATCACGAAACTTCAGATGGTTTTCTTTTTGCACAAGTATTTTTTTGCTTATGTAGACTTTATCGTCTGAATCTCCGTACTCTTTGTTAAACGATACTCTTACTTGATAGTGTTGAACAAATAGGCTTACTAACCAATTAAAAACCTTTTTCATAATCTTTGCTCATACATTTTGACCATTCATCTTGTTGTACTTCTTCGGGATAAGCGGTGTATAACAAATCTCTACATTCTTCAAACTGTTTACGCCAAGCATCAGGGTCGTATTTATCATTCCATTCTTTTTGCACTGGTGCTGTTGCACAAGCAGTAAGAACCACGCTAATTATTAAAAGACGCATTATCCGTTTAGTGGATTACTGTCTTTCTTATCTAGCTTAGTTTCTAATTTGTCTAAGTTGCTATCTAGGCTTTGTAAGTCAGCTTTAATTGTGGCTATATCTGTTTTTATTTCAGTTACATCAGGAACTTTAATATTGTCTAATTCCTTTTCCAAGAACTGTACTGATGTTTCTATAGATGCAAAGCGTTCTTCAATGATCTGTACATTGTCCTCTGCTTCACTTATACCACCAATCTTTGCTTCTAGGTTTTCTAACCTATTAACATATTCTGCGCCAGTGTAGCCGAAGCCTGCTAGCGTTCCCACGATACCAACAAGAGCAATTATTTGCGTTGTTTTATTTTGAAACCAATCCATTGACTATCTCCAAATATTAGGTTGATCTTCAATCATCTGACTAAGACCTTGTAAATTTTCATTCACGAGTCCATAAAATGCACCCACATTGTCATTTAGTGTAGCAGATTCATATATTGTTTGACTAGAGTACCAATCTTGTGCATCGGGAACTGTTACTTGTGTATAATTATTAAAACTAGGCACATAACCAATAAGTGCTATAAGTTTTGATTCATCTCCGTATTCGCCAGTTTCTTGTTGTTGTTGCTCTATTTCTTCCTGTTGTGCTTCTATGTTTGCAGCAATTATTTGATCAGCTATTTGATCTGCTTCTGAACTTGTCATAACTCCTGACATTGCAGTATCTATTTCTCCTTGTACACTTTGCACTTGTACATCTGCTATTGCAACTGATGCAGAATTATCAAATGTAGGCAAAGGTGTAACAGACATAGTTACACCACCGACTGTATCATTGGACATAGACAAAACTTGGTTTGTTTGTTGGGTTGCACTTGCAAACTGGTCAGATGCACTTGGACTTGATGAAGTGCTTATTCCACCGCCTGATACTGTCGCACTCCCTGTGGTTGTATTTGTATTAGATGAGTTATTACCTGTGTTATTTGTTTGAGAGCCACTAGAAGCCTGAGAATAGCTGTTAGAAGCTGTTTTTATGCCTGCTTTGATTACATTTAATGCTGTAACCATTAATTTACTTTTACCACTAGGACTTTCGCTTTCTACAGCTTCAAAATCTTCTTCTACTTCTTCTAACAATTCTTCTCTGTTTTCTTCTTCTCTTTCAGCTATTCTTTCTTCTTCCATTGCTACCTGCATTTCTTCTATTTCTTCAAAGACTTCTTCTACCGCTTCTTCTTCAAATATTTCTTCAATAAATTCTTCTTCAGGCTCATCTAAGTCTGCTAGTCTTTCTTCAGGTCTTTCTTCAAAATGCTCATTTATTTCTTCTTCAAACCACTCATCTAGTTCTTCTATAGAATTAAACTCAATAAAAGTATTTGGTTCTGAATAATCTTCAACTAAAAATGTTTCCTGAAACACAAACTCATCAAGTAGCAGTTCTTCTTGATGTGGCAAATCATCATGCGGTGTTGCAAACTCTTGAAAGGGTAATGGCTCAGGGTCAAAAAAAACAATTAATTCATCTGCAAAAGGTTCTTCAAAGTATTCGTTGAAATCGTCAAATTCATCGTATGGCATAAACATTTCTTCTTCAAAAACTTCTACAATAAAAAATTGATCTTGAAAATCTTGTTCAAGAAAACCGTCATCAAAGTTACCTGTAGCAAACTGCTCTTGTTCATCTATAAAACCATAATCAACATTGCTGTCATCAAAAAATGCTACAGATTCTTCTTGACTATAGCCTGCACAAAAAGGTGCATATTGGGGGTCATCTGCACATTGTTGATCATCATAAGCATCCCAATAATTAGGGCATGATTCACTATAAAGATCAGTGATGTTGCATTGCTGTGTTAAAAAAGCATCAGCATATCCTGTACAACTAGAATCATTTAACGGGTCACTGCAGTCTACACCATTACCGCTACCTGAGCCGTATAAAGAACCACCGTTCTCTAATGTCGTGTTAATTGTTGTGTTATTCCAGTTCGTGTTTACGCAAGCACTAGAGTTTGTAGTGCCAGTAGAACATTCATCATGGTAATAATAGGTGTATGAGTTATTTTTGTTAGAGCCTACCTCACCTATAAGCACATCATGGTTGATAATGTTTAATGCGCCGTAGCGTATGTCAAAGGAGTTGTTGTTCCAAAGTATTACCTCAAAGCTGTTGTCTGTATTGCTTCTGTTGTACTCTCTCATGTCGTACCATCCAAAGATCATCTTGCTGTTATCACCCCAAGATTTCATGCGAGAGTTATTATCTCTAATTAAGTCTGTCCAAAAAGGGTATATGGTGTAAGTGTGCTGTCCGTTAATAGGGTCAGGAGTATAGTCATTGCAATAGCTGCCACTATTACCAAAATGTAGGCATCCATTCGTTGCCATCCTCGCTTGTGTAAATGTAGAGCCGTAGAAAGTAAAATTAAAAGAAAGATCAATTGCAGGACTAATGCCATCATCTACTACCTCGTAAGCTAACTCGCCCTCAAAGTTGTTAGCGTTTGTTTGCAGGTGAAATAGGTCTTGTCCTGCTTCATAAGTGTACTGTCCATATACACTAAATGATAGCAGACTAGCTACTGCGTAGCATAGAATTCGTTTCGGCATTGTTTAGTGGTCTTAGTTTTTCTTGTGTAAGTTTTTTTAACTAAACCCACAACATCTTTATTAATCTTGTCTCTGTTTGGATTGGCTTCATGCGTGCATTTCGCTATGTATTCTTTTTCAGCATCATCCACATCAGGTCTTTTGGATTGATTTTTTTCCCACTCTGCTGATGCTTCTTTACCTATCTTGCCCATATATGGACATGGTGTGCCTGCCATTGACATAGCCTTAAACACTCTTTCGTCTTGGCATAACAAAGCTACTGATGCTACCTTCATACCCATATCATAAAGATACTTGGATAGTTTTAACCTTTCGCAGTTTTGATCTGTGATTGTTTTACCGCCTGAGAAACCAAAGACCTGCCCCTGAAATGCGCCTGATACACCAGTAGTACATAAGTCTTGTGAATAAGACATTATTGATGGCGCGATTGCAGATGCAGGCGGTGCTTCTGATTTGATGTTTTGATTTATTGTTTGTGTGCTGTTGGACTCATTGATATTTCTATTGGTGTTATCAGATTTGGTATTGTTATTGTTTTGATTAACATTGTTGGTTGACACATTAGATTCAGACTCAGATTTATTAATATTGGTATTAGTATTCGTGTTATTGGATGTACTGTTGTTTGTGTTATTAACATTTTGATTAACCGTAGAATTTACAGTTGATGTTGATGTAGAAGTATTTACATTCGTATTCGTATTATTTGAAGTAGATGTAGCCGTACTGGTGTTGACATTAACATTATTGTTCGTATTTACATTTGTATTTGAATTAGTATTGGTCGCTGTAGAAGTGGTCGTATTTACATTGGTATTGCTGTTCGTATTCGTATTCGTAGCGGTTGATGTATTGGTGTTCGTATTGGTATTCGTGTTGCTGTTCGTGTTATTTGTGGTAGTTTGATTTGTGGTGTAAACATTGCTGTTCTCACAATACTGCGAACCATTAACACAAGCCGTGCCTGATTGTTGACTAGACTGTGCGTTTGCATTTACAGATATACCTGCTACCAATGTTATGCAAAACATTAACATTGCCCAAGCAATTAATTTATCGTGTTTTTGTTGGTCGTTATTATCCATAGTTATATCCGATTAAACTATGGCTTTGCCAGTTTATCCCTAGTCTTAGAGAGTTTTAAATAATCGTATCACAAGCAGTTGTTTTTTTGTATATAGTTGTTATAATAACTATATAACTTGATACGAGGTAAAATGAAAAAACTTAAAAGACTTGAAATTAAATTGATAAACAGCCCTACATTTAATGTGTTTGTAAGTGTAGGACTTCCAATAGCAATATTGGCTTTAATTGGAGAAATAATATGAAAAGAGGTGATTGTGTTTATTATACTGACTGGGAAGATGGAAATACCAAATACCCTGCTTATGTTTTACAAGCAAGAAGAACATGGGCAACTGTAAAACTTTTTGATAGAGAGGTTTACAAAAGCGGTGGCAATAAGTGTGAAACTTGGGATGTTCCCCTAGAGGACTTGCAACTGACTGAACATTTTGAAGTAAAAGTTAATGCTTTGTTTGGTTATATGCTTTTTTGGAAAAAGTAAATATTTGCTAACCTATAAAGACCCCTTTAATTAGGGGTTTTTTATTTATCTTCTTCGCCCTTAAATCCTTTACTTTGACCGCTTTTACCCGAATAAACACCAAACACTACACCCATAGCACCTACCACCACAGATACCAGTGCTGATTGCTCTAGGTTAGGCTCGGGCAAATTCATAAACCATATGACTGATTCATACATAAGGTAGATGTAAACCACTACAAAGATTCTTGGGAATATGCGCCATGAGTCCACTGCCCTTGCTAGATGTATTACCTTCTGCCACGGATTTACATTGGTGGCATCTTCTAGTTCTCTTATCTTATCTTTAAGTTGACCGATCTCCTCTATCATAGCCATGAACTTTTGCAAATCCATCTCTACTTCGTTTCTATCCATGTCGCCGCTAAATCTTCCGTCTTGTTGCATAATTTCTCCTAGTCGTCCATTTCGGCAACTCCGTAGACTTGCCATGTAAAATAACCATTTAGGTCATCAGTTGTTGTGGTTGCCTGCCACCATTCTATAGCCTTTTCATTGGTTAAGTCATCTACCTGTATAAAATCGCTTGGCAAACCATCTGTTGCATAACTCCAAATACCACTTAATGAAGCATACATTTTTTCAGTTTTTGTTTTTGTGTTGTCAGCTTGATCAACTGCGGTTACGCTTATGCAAACATTTTTAACTATTTGTGTATTGTTAGTCATGCTTAGTGGCATGGTAGTAATGCTATCAAGCGTATATGTGTAGTTAAAAGTATGGATTGCCATTTATATTTCCGTAAACCTGTAAACACCAAACTGCACATTGGTTAAGAACCTTGTACCACCATCACCTTGCGCAAGGACATATAATCTAAGGGTTCTGCTTGTATTACTAATTTTTCTAACAGCAAAATCTTTTTGAACCATATCATTTGTACTGTTAAATCTATCAATAGCTGAAAAGAATTGTGTTTGTCCTGAGTGATATTGAGCAGAGCCTTCATCGGCTGTTGGTATTGTTGGGCTTGAACCATCGCTATAGGCAAAATCACTTCTCAATTCAAAACTAGAGCCTGAACCAAATGTGCCGTCACCTGCTACTATAGATAGTGTTTTGACTTGACCACTACTACCAAATACCCTACAAAAAATTTGATATATGCCTGCTGCAGTTCCTAAGTCTGCGACCACTTTAAGTCTCATTGTGTTATTAGCAAAACCGCCAATAGTAGCACCTGTTACAGTTGCAGTATCAAAATTTAAAGCTAGATCAGTAACATTAATTCTATCTGCTGTAATCGTATTACTTGCTATCTCTGTCGCTGTAATAGTCCCTGCAACAATCTTAGCTGCCGTAACTGCATCTGCTGCCAGTTCATCTGTTGCTATTGCACCTGCAGCTATCTCTGTAGCTGTAAGAGTATTTGCTGCAATTTCAGAAGCAGTAATTGTATTTGCTGTTATCTTTGCAGCAGTTACAGAGTTTGCTGCTAGTTCATTAGCTGTGATGGCGTTAGAAGCTATCTGATTAGCAGTAATGGTATCACCTGCTATTTGCGTTGCCGTTATCTCTCCTGTGCCAATCTTTGCTGCTGTGATAGCGCCTGCATTTATCTTGGCTGTAGTAACAGCGTTTGATGCTATCTCACTGGCGGTTATTGTTCCTGCTACTATTTGCGTTGCCGTTACTGCGTTTGCTGCAATAGAGTCTTGATTTACCGCATCCGTTGCAATTAGGGCATTGGTTACAGCATCATCTGCGATCTTTGCGGTTGTAACTGCATCTGCGGATATTTGCGCTGATGTAACTGCGTTGTCTGCGATCTTGGCTGCTGTTACTGCATCCGTACCTAGTTTGGCTTCCACTATTGCACCTGCTGCAATGACATCTCCCTGTATTGCTGCAACTGCTATCTTGGCATTGGTTACGGCTTGTGCTGCAAGTTTTAGCGTTGTTATAGAACCATCTGCTACACCTGCTGCAGCAAAGTTACCACTTACCGAACTACTGAATGATGAGTGTTGTCCTGAATGGTTGATTGCCCTTACCCAAAAGAAGTAAGTAGTGCCTGCTGTAAGTCCGTCTTGATCTCCAAACAGCGTGGTAGTAACTGCATTTGGCTCGCCTGCAATTGTATCTACCAAGTCATCATCATTTGTAGGTGTTGAGTCTACTGTTTTTCTGTAAACCTTAACTGCCCTTAAATCCGTTACATTTGGATTAGTCCACTGTACAAGTATCATTGTTCCACCTGTAGTTGCAGAAAGGTTCGTGGGTGCATTGGGTGCAGAAGAAGCTGCAGATATGGCTATGTTTACCGCACTGGTGTATGCACTAGCCACACCGTTAAGGTCTATGTGTCGCAGTTTGACATTGTAGGTACTACCCACCACCACATTAGGGATAGATGCCTTTGTTACACCTTTGCCTGCCGTAAAGTCAGCAGTGTAGTTAGAATCAGCGTTTAGCTTATAGGCTATCTCTGTCAGCACCACCTTATCACTAGCGTTGTTAGTCCAGTTTACAAGTATGTCTACCTTACTGGTTGTGCCGTCAATAGCGTTCTGCTGTGCTAGAGAGAGATTTGTTGGTGCAGTTACACTGTAATTACCTGTTGACACATCAGAGCCTTCTGCTTGACCTGTGGTGTAGTCATTTGTTGCAAAGTTAAATACAGATGCTTCTACTTCTTTAAGGTCTAATCTAGTAGCTATGACTGTCACTTCGCCATCCTGCATGGCTTCCATATTTGTAGATAAAACTTCAAAGGTTTTTTGCGTGTAGCCTAGTCTTTCATTTGTGAGATATACCCAGTCATTAGGTTGACATCGCATAAATTGCAGACTAACTAATACGGATAATGTTGTTGTTTGCCTTTGGCTTTTAAGAGCTATGCGACCTAATCGTTGCGCCATTGTATCTGTAACAGTAAACGGTAACTGCGTTTCCATTTGTTTTACATAATTTGCTGTGCTTTCGCCACTAGGTGTGTCTGCGTTAAGAAATGTTGAATCTTGATAAACCTCTGCATCTGTTGATTGATAATCAAGGCTTCTATCAACATATATTGGTTTGACTGAGTTATATAAATCACCACTAGATGCATTTGTTGAAATAGAAACAGGCGCTAGTAGCTCATCATCTGTAATTGTAAGACTTGGTGTTTGTGATGCGCCTGCAAATAAAGTGAATTGTCCATTAACATATGACATCTTGCCTGCCATAGAACTTAAAACAGACTCTAGAACACCATTACCATTTGCACTAAAATTTGTAAATCCATTAGCTGTGTATCTTCTCTCTTGTG